GACGGTTCGGCCCCCGAGCCCGCCCAGGTAACGCAAAGCGCCACCCAGACGGGTTAACTCGGCCGCTTGTTTGGACGGACGGGGTCGTAGTTTAGTCTTTTTCTTGGTTTTCTTAATGTTTATTTTTGGCATTTTCTGTTTGTTTGTAATTGTGCGGAGGGGTCATAGATCTATGGCAGTGAACAGACTTAATGCACCGTAATCGACGCAGTCTGTGAGATTATTAGTGAGGCTGCTGGTTAGGAGTGACTCCGCCTCCTTCACAGCAAATCCGTACCTCTCTAAAAAGAAGAATTCAGTGTCTTCATTGCAGATGTGTTTTGACGTTGGGAAGCTCTTGTATACGGACCTTTTGTCGACGTATTCTTCCTTAACCACATCTCGCATGAGTTTCAACTGATGCTTAGCGTACACTCTTATAACGGGGACGAAACTCGCCTCAATGGACAGACCCAAAAGCATGCCCTTGACTTCACCAGGTCTCAGTTTGCGCAGTGAAAACCCAATTTTGGGCAACCGCTTACCGATTTTTGGCCCCAGGACGAATCCTCCTTCGACAGGCCAGAAGAGAGAAGAACAGTACTCGACATTTGCCCAGCAGTTGCTTATCTTCATCTTCGTGGTGAATCCCAACGCGCGTTGCATACCAAGAAATTTAACGCGGAAGAGTGCAGTGAAAGCTTGCGACCAGTGGCCGCGTATGACTATAAGACTGTCATCGCCGTGCACGAGCATCTTGAATTCAATTCCAAGTGCGTCAAGTGCGAAAGCAATTTTCAACCCGTTGATCAGCGAGTTGCCCTCAGATGTGTAGGCGGCTCCGGATGTCATGGTGTAAGCCACGGAATACCTGATCCCGTGTGACGAGTAGCCCTTTACTCTCTCACATGAAGTGAAAGCGAGTTTCGCATTCCCGTATGATTCCAGCCCTTGCTTGACGTACATCTTTTTGATGAGGTCAAAGGACTGCTTACCATGGTGACAATCGTAGCGACTTTCATCGCACTCAAGTATTGTGACATCTTCGTCACCGAACTGAGCGCGCCAAGCGCCTATCTCTTCGGCTGTCATACCAGCGGAGTAACAAATTCTAGCATCTTTATTCCACACATCTTTCAGTTGCTTAGAAGACTCCTGGACGAACGGCCCGAGGGATACATTGAGACGATCAGAATTGGCCTGAATCGCCCGAGGGTCGAATTCCACATATTCGAACCCCCCTTTCAAAGTGAGTTCACGCTTAACGAAGTGAGCGCGTATGAAGTCGGCAAGTTCCAAAGGTTTGTCTTTCAACGACTCCCACGCGATCAGATGATTACGTTGTTTCTTTTTGTCAAACTTCGCGTTCCACTCAGCGAAGTCCCGGTCTAGATCACATTCAATCGATCGCATTTTCTCAAACAATGGTTCCGCGTAGCGTTCAAGTTGCAACCAGACCTCTTTTTCAGGAATGGGTACACACTTGAGCGCCCGATTAGCCAAGCTTACCATCTCGTTGTTAGCTGAGGCGTAGGGCACTACGGG